AAAGCGCGTTCCGCCGCGCACCACGGGTCGGGGGTAGAAGATAATCGCATCGGAATCGCATCGGAATCGCATCGGAATCGCATCGGAATCGCATCGTAATCGCATCGGAATCGCATCGGAATCGCATCGGAATCGCATCGGAATCGCATCGGAATCGCATCGGACCCATCTCAAACCCATCTCAGACCCATGTCAGATCCGTGGCACGCGGCGGAACGCGTTGTAACACGTAGAAAACCGTATTCGGCGACCGTCTCTCCTTAATCGCGCGAATATCCGCCGGTCGTGTTATTTTGGAAACGATTTCTTGATCGACATCCATTACGCGATATAGGTGATTACTTTGCGGTCCTTCCGCAAAAAAAGAAACAAACGGAGGAAAGCTTTTTTCATCTGTCCAACACCAAATTGCGCGATTGATGTGATTATTTCGTAGTGATTGCCATTCTTCAACACTACCATATTGATACGTTAATGGAAAAGCTGCGTCATGCTCGTAACTTTCATCTACAAAGGTTACATAAATATCATCAATCGGAAATAACATCTTGCCGGTTATCGAGCAAGGTGTAAGAACTTGTTCGTAGATCGACGCACCACCAATAAACCATATAACATTATAATTCATCGAGAATTTATGAACATCCGACAGTTTTTTTACAAAGATCACGCCAGGTTTGTGCTCTTCCATATCAAAGTCATGTGTCGCAGAGACCACAATATTGTCACGAAACGGAAGCGGCTTAAATTCTGCTGGTATGCTTTCCCATGTTTTTCGCCCCATCACCACCGCGCTATCATATGGAAAAACATCAGATCGGGTCATATGTGAAAAAAAACGGAGGTCACGGTCGATTTTAGGCCACGGAAGTGTTCCTTCAAGGCCGATACCTCCACCACGGCAAAGCGCGACGATCATTTTGAATAGAGGAGTATCACCAGAACGCATCATTATAACAAGTAATTACAATAATAGAATAAAATCTGTTTATACTACTTGCCATGATGTATAAATCGAGAATAATATGATAATAAAGTATCTTATCATATAATAGTAACGTCTGAAATGGAAAACGGCGTATCAGATATACCTATTTATAAAATTTATCACATACGTTCCCCGGATGTAACCAAGCCCAAACCGGTTGATGATCTAGAGGGCGCCGCGGCCGAGTCAGAACTTTCACCAGAATACAACGTAATTTATGTATTCTATGGTGATGTAGAATTCATGGCGGACGAAGGTAGAGTCGTAGATATCAATGACGAATTTCTTCAACAGCCTGATAATCCATACTTTCAAAGAATATTTAGTGATTATGAACTACTATTGATCAGTGAATATGGTATAAAGGTAGTCTTTCTTCCCGAGAGAATATATCCTGATGACTCGATTGAAACAGTTAAAAAGAAGTTTCTTTATCTTACACGCGACAAAGTAGCACTATCCTACGCAGAGTTATATTTTTTCTGTAAGCAAGCGAAATCGATTACCACGCAACAGGCGTATGATCAGATTACGTCGAATGGAAAGCTCGAACTTACAGCCGTGAGACTTCAGAATTACTTATTAAATATAGATAATCATTCGAAATGTGTCAACGAAAACGCACCTGACTGTAAGATGACTAGTGCGGGTAAGGGGTCACAGTATATGAAACTTGGCTCACCCACCGACGGACGTTATACGTATACGAATATCGCAAATCTAAAACTCGAACAGCACAAACGTATCATAAATGTAGCATTAGGTCAAAGTCTGAATATTGCCTCTGTCCACGAATATCCCTATGCCGCGAATCCGTTTGATGCTTTCAACGCCGACCCGTTTTTAGAAATACATGCGACCGAACTTGTAAATACGACGAATAAAATGGTGTTAATTGATTATGGTTTATTTTGCGATAATATAATCTATCTAGTCTCAGCGGAAGACGCATTACTCTACGCGAGAGAAACAGAACTACATAAAGATACATCATCATCATCATTACAGCAAACATCTGGAGGTGGCGAATTCAGAAAATCGATATACGAGTCCTATATCGTTTCATTATATTATCCTTATCTCTCAACATTTCAAGATGACACAACGCGAACATCTCTCGAAAAGGGTTCCGCAGAAGCGGCCGGTGAAACCGACCTGTCAACCATCCATTCATATAATACGCTGATGCTTCATAAACCGAAATTATTTGAAGCGGATAAACGTATCATAAATGAGAAATTCATGCGCCAAACTGCAAATATCAAGCTTCTTCACGACATCTATGAAAAAAGAATTCCGGAACATGAACACAATTACATCGATAACGGGATTCGGGGCATCGAATTCATGATCCATCCAGAAACGCCATACAATCAATCTCTCGACGCGATTTTTAAACTTATCCATTGCTCCGCTACAATTCCGTATATCAAATATAACCAGGGGAAGAAACGCGACAATATCTACAAACTGTTTATATCAGGTATTAGTCGAAGCGGTCGTAAGATACCACACCTTTCGAAGGGAGATATATTTCGATTAATCAAAACAACAGCGCGGAAAAAAAGTGTAGCAATCTATGTTATCTACATTTATAAAAATAATGAGGTTCCTGATCACAAAGCAATAAATTTACAAATACCAGTTTCATGTGAATTTTATCCAAACGGGTCGATTTATGTAAAATTAACCGCCAAGTTCTCGTTTACTACGACTGAAATCGAGCAAATTGTCATCGCAACGGTAAACCCTATTCTTCGTGAAATCAAAGAGCACGTTGAGCAGGGTGGATTTCAAATGAATCTATTTTCGCGTTTGTATCATCCACAGATCGAAATCATCAATCTGGAGCATTTTGCGCAACTTCCGATCACGCGAAATATCGAAATCAAACAGATGATTAAATGTATTTCTAGTGCGTTCAACGAGGTAGAAGGGAGTTTAAAGAAAGGAATCGTGCTTCGCTACAAACGTGTAAGTAACTATAATGACATGTCAAGTCAGGACGCATATATTATCGAAATGATGAATAAACGTCAAAGTGATCGAGACATCATCGACGGTTTGAGAGATAATTATGGTATTAGCGAACAAGATGCTAGAAGTAAATTATCCTCATTTTTATCATCACTTCAAACACAACAGGTGTCGCGATTTCGTGGAGGAGCTATCCGTATCAAAAATAATCCCGGATTTCTTACGAAAATCACAAAAGGTGCGTTCAATAACATCATTACGATCGAAATTACAAATATAAATAACATATTATACCTAACGTCATTACATGCGTATATCGATTCGATTATTCGTATCTATCAGAATCCGAGCTCTACACGTGTTCCGTATGAAAAAATATCCGAATTATGCGCGAATACTGCGATGACCGCCACCGCCACCGCCAACGACGTAAAGTCGAAGCCTAGTCGTGCTTCAGCTGCCAAGTCACCACAACCGGTCGTCGGCGAGATAGTTGCAAGTGATAAAGAAGAGTCGATTGAACTCATGGCGGAAATCGTCCCTATGATAAAAAAACCGGGACCAGTCATAACGGGAGGTCCTGCTGCTGCTCCTGAACCGATTTTTGGTTTTGAGGTTGAAAAAGCCGCACCCCAAAAAGATGATGAAATCGATTTATTTGACTTGTTACAAGACGAAGACGAAGACAACGATTATAATGATGATAGCGCACAGAACGGTGGTGGCGGTAGTGCTGTGGTATATACTGCTGCTTCGCGACGCATAAGCGAACCCGAAGCCGAACCCGAAGAAGAAGACCTCTCGGACATAACTGGAATGGAATTAGCAAATCCAAATCCTTTTTCGAAAAGAATACAAGAACGTGATCCTGTTATTCATTTAAATGAAGATGTTGGTAAATTCAACGCTTATTCGCGAAGTTGTCCCTGGAATGTGCGACGTCAACCTGTAATACTAACGAGTGAAGAAAAAGAACGTATTGATCGCGAGCATCCCGGTTCATATTCGCACAGCATTACATACGGTTCTGACGCAAGTAAACCATATCATTATATATGTCCGAGATATTGGAGTCTGAAACATAATACAAGTTTGACCGAAGAAGAAGTGAAGTCTGGAAAATACGGAACCGTTATTCCTCAAAAGGCGAAAAAAATACCACCGGGTGCGACCATTTTTGAATTCACCGACGACAAATACCATGTTGATGAGAAGGGAAATTATAAACAACATTATCCGGGATTTCTAAAAAAAGATGCACATCCCAAAGGATTGTGTGTTCCGTGTTGTTTTGCGCAATGGGATAAGCCAGCACAAACCGCAAGACGACAAGAATGCCAGGCAAAGCAATTTGAAGCCATAAAAATAACAGAGGCGCCGAAACAACAAGAAAATATCGAGAAAGGTGCCGTCGTCCCCGCCGTTGCTGATACTGCTGCTACTGCTGCTGCTACTGCTGCTACTGACGTGATGCCTTTAGACTTGGCGGTATCAAGACCACTAGATGAAACGCCTCGCCCACAAGCACCCGTTCAAGTGGTATCATTACCTTCAGATCCTGTAAAATTACATGAAATGAAAGACGATCGTATTTTAAGTTCGGACAAGTTTCCACTTGAAAATAATCGTTTAGGATATCTACCAACTCAACTCCAGAAATTCTTATTTACGGATAACCAGAACTGTCAAGTAAGTCTAAAAAATGCGTCAATAAAAAAAGATACACCTTGTCTATTGAGACGCGGTGTTGAAACGAATGACAGACAATCGTTTGTATCAGTTATAGCATATTATTATAAAGAAAGCGTGACTAAAGAAAAAGAGTCGTTTACATTAGCAACGACCGTCCCTACTGCCCCTGCCACCGCCGCAACCGCTACTGTGAAGTCCAATCCACCAAAATTAGAACCAGCATCGATCACAGCGGATTCAACACATAATGGTATTCTGAAACAAGTAACAGATAAAATGAAAAACCCAAAGGTCGTATCAAATAGTGTCGCTTCTGCTGGAGGAGGACTACCGATATCGGAATACGAAGCCCCCGCCACCGCCACCGCCACCGCCGCCACCGCCGCCACCGCTATGCCACCATTTACTCCACGACCGATGGAATATTACGCGTCTGATGATGATACACCTATCGGGTTAACTCAGCGTCCAACAACATCAGCACCAATAATAAAATCATCTCGCGGTGAATCATCGAAAAATAAAAGTGACTACGTTCCATCGATTCGTGAAATGCGCAAGATTATCATCCAATCTCTCGACGTATATATGTTTAGAACTCTACATAACGGAACATTAGTAGATTCGTTTTATAATCCAAACAAGGAATTATTGGAAGAAGACATCACGCGAAAGTATGGAATCTCTCAAACACTCCCAAAAGAAACGTTCGCAAGAATATGTAACGCATACGAAAACTTCATCGCATACCTCGACGACGATACATCAATCATCGATCATACCTACCTTTGGGATATTGTATGTCGTCCTAACGAGAGATTATTTAATCAGGGCAACAATATTATACTTCTTCATATTCCGGATGATGATATTACCAATAATGTTCAGGTAATCTGTCCAACAAACGCATATTCAGGCGAGGTGTTTGATATAAACCGTAAGACCATGATCATAATGAAACGCGATACATATTACGAACCCATTTATTTATGTGAAAGCAAATCCAATGGAAAATTTACCAAACATGGTCTGTTTTCTTTAAAAAGCAAAACGCTTATGCCAAAAATAAAACATATTATAGAGACCGTTCGCGATATTTATTTTTCATATTGTCGCTTATATGCGAGTCAACCACGTGAATATAAATACCGAATGAATTTACCCGCGTCAACCATAGCAAAGATAGTAAAAGAAGCAGGCTTTACGATTCACGCACAAGTAATGAATTATAATGGAAAAGTGATCGGGTTACAAATTTCACAAACAATATCAAAACTAATAAAGTTAGACCCATTACTTGTAATTAAAAAACATTATGAGCGCATCTACTTGAAAGGTGTAATTCCTACAGCAGTTTCAGCACCTCTCGAACATGATGGCGGAGTAGCATCAGGGTCATCTCTTCCTAATCCTCCAATCATTCTCATGGATGACGAACAATTATGGCAATTGAGTTATCGCCAAACCGTCAATTTTTTAAAAGATGTTCAACTACACGTAAAGAAAACGACAAAGAAAGAACTATTCTGTTTACCAAAAGTCAAAGTAGTAGAAGACGGTTTGGTCGTGGGCGTTATTACTGAAACAAACCAATTTCTTCAAGTCAATGACCCACAACAAGTAAATCAAAATGACGAAATACCCACAATCACAGAAGGAAATTATCTTAATCATCTTATTGCGGACAAAGTTGTCCAAACCACACCGTCCGATAAGAAGGCAGACAAGACGCGCGAGAGATATGTGCGAAATATTCGATTAGAAACGAATTTCTATAATGTATTCAGAAACACCTCTCGGAATGTATTGAATCGTCCTGAAAATAAAGCAATCAAAGAAAATATCGAGAAATTAATCGGGTCGTCATTCGTCATTTATACAAACAAACTAACACAGATTATCGCTTATATGAAGAAGCTATTATCCAAACATGTGTCATTTATTCGATACACGAAAGATTCATTAAAACATGTAGGCGAGGTATCGGGATGTATTACAAGCGACGACGACACATGCGGTAAAAAGAGTTATTGTTTGAAGGAATTTGGTGGTATGTGTAAACTTCTGCTACCTCAGCGTAATTTGATGTTTCCAGATATTGATAATGAGGTCGCGTATTACGGAAAATTAGCGGATGAAATGATTCGGTATGAGCGAGTTCGTTTATTCATGTTTGAACCGATGAAGTATCCGACATTTCAAGAAATAAAATACGATCTCCGAGAGAATGAAATTATATTATTGGAAACATTCATCACCCAAGAATATTTCGAGAATATGGAGCCAGCAGATGCGAACCCATACATTCATCAGACGAATTTTTATACAGTCGCTCCTAGCGACGCGGGTAGTCGAGGTATACAGAATTATGATCCGGTGTATCGAAAAGAGTATGTTGATCAATATTTTGAATTAGAAACAGGCGTTAAACGCGCTCCTAATAAAGTTAAACCGAATACAAATGAAAACGGGGAGGCGGTATCAACACACGAAAATGCGGCGTCAGGTGGTATTGACGAAAACCCACAACTTCCAGATTCTGTCTTACATTTAAATGAAATCAATCATGTCCTCAATTTTTGCCAAGAAGTATCTAAAAGAAAAATGACAGATACGTTCCGAAAAACATTTTTTCCGAAGATAAATACGTTTGAAATACTTTTTTCGAACGAAAGCAAGGAATGCTCATTCGATATTATACTAACAATATTGCGGTCTGTTGCGCAACTCGCGTCAAAATGTCCGAGTGGTCATTCATGTATTCGTAAGAGTGGTGATGTAATGGTAAGAGGAGTGGCAGCTGCGGCGGCAGAACCAGAAATATGCGTGAAATGTCAATCGAATATTGGGATAGATCAAGCCGATTTCTCCTGTCGTCTTTGTAATTACTTCATGTGTGATAATTGTCGTTTTCAGCACGTCGACCAATTTGCTAACATAACAATAACGCGAGTAAAGGAAATACTTGTCACGGAATACGCGAAATTAGCAGCCCTTGGGTTAGAAAAAAAACTTACCATGATATTAAATGGTTATGGTATGAAGAAATACGCAGACATTATAAACGATGGGCGCGCGACGTTATCTCAAATTATTCAAAGTGAAAATTACTTTCTTACAAAAATAGATGTATGGCTTCTAGCGACATACTTCAAAATACCAATGGTATTTGTGTCACAAACATTATTAAGTGAAAACGGTAAAAAATATATGGTATTATATGGAGATGAGATGACCGAAAGTTATTTTTTTATTCAACCATTTCAGGTTGTTCAAGACGTTCCGTCACTGTTTGGTTTATTTGAAATTAAACCTGATAAAAATACTTCTATTTTGAAGATCCCCTTGAGTTATGTGTCACAGGAATTACAGGAAAATATACGAACAGATGATGATACGCGTGTTTCTCTCGAAGAGTATATCCGTACCTTTAAATTATTGAATATAAAGAAGAAAAGGCGTGTTTTTACTATGAAGAACAAAGAAAAATAAATAGAGAAGATATATAGGAAATAATGAATTCGAAACAACAAGTATATGTAACCGCAGATCTTGTAAGTAATATCTCTCCATCAAACGTTACGAAGCAGCAGCCGCAGCCGCAACAGCTACAGCAATACACAGCAAGTGATATATTTGATATACCAGATGTAGTTTCATCGGCCAAATTAAACGCAAACTATAGTAACGATATGAATTTTATAAAATCAATTAATCATTCAGCAATGACAGACATCATGAATCATCAAGTCGTAGGTCAAAAACAAAAACCACCATCCATATCTACAAAACACACTGATGTATCGCTACAAGTGCCGCTCCAAGTCGGAAGTAAAATCGCTGCGCCTACTACTTCTGCGGGTGCTGCAGGTGCTGCAGGTGCTGCGGTTGCTCCAGTAACAAACACAATAAAAAATCCAACATCTGAAACGGGTAATGGAAACACCACGAAAAAACCCATTTCAAAATCCAGCACATGTAAGAATACATTAAATAAAAAGGTTATCGTAGAAGAAGAGGATAGAGAAAGCGCAATCGACTATGACGATGATGATGTCGAAATCAAAAAAACAAAATTATCATTATTTCAGTTTGCCAAAGATATCACATTCAACTTAATTTTTGCGATTCCATTTCTTCAAAAGGCGAGATTACACGCGATGTTAAAGGATCCAACCCTAGCAATCAATCAGATCGAGCGTATATTTGATGAATTCAAGGACCGGTTTTCACAATACGACCTTGAAACGATTAAGAAATATATTTGTGAAGACGGAATACGAGACCAACTCAATTTCATACTGGAAAGTGGTTTCAATAAAATATTGTCAGATGGCGTAATCGATATTAATGATGCCCCACAGTTCAATCAGTTGGTATATTATATCATCAAGTCATTTAATGATATCAATCAAGGTAAGGTATATCGATTCTATGTATCACGTGAACATGTGATGATGCTCCTTCATTTCGTATTAAAATCCGTTTTTTCTCTCACACTTAAAGGACAAGAAGAACAGATGGCTTTAGGATTATTGGATACAAGTTTTAAGTTGGTTCAATTGGAAGTATTGCCGATTGCTTCAAAAAGGTGGTATCATCGGTTTCGGATATGTAGAACCGCAAAACAAATCGAAGATATTATCGAATAATATTTAGGAAAATCTCGTCGGATCGCGCGTTTTTTCGCCGAAAAAGAACTTAAAGATATTTTCTTTGTATAGTATGAGAATGTGCGATCCACTTCTCCTCCTTCGAGTAAAAGGAGTAGCGATTGAGTATCATGTTTTCAAGATTCTAACTTCTTCACAAATCATCCAACGTCACAAAATTATTTACCATATTCATGGTCCGCTTTGTGATGATTATCATTTGATTAAATTTGATTTGTGGATTGTAGAAATATGAAAAGTTTGTATGATCCATCGCGTTTATTATACCGGTGTAGCTCAGCGGCAGAGCGTCTAAAACGTCGTTTGTTACCTTTTTTACTACTTCCGTAAGGAAATGGTCCGTTCTACGAATGATTATCGCCTTATAAGCGGAAGGTCGTAGGATCGAAACCTACCGCCGGTATTGTCAAGCTGGACGCTATAAACGCAGCATCGTCATTTCATTCTAAGAACACATACATGTTACCGGGGTGGCGCAGGGGTAGCGCGCGGGGCTCATAACTCCGAGGACATAGGATCGAAACCTATCTCCGGTATTGTCAAGCTGGACGCTATAAACGCAGCATCATCATTTCATTCTAAGAACAGATTCGATTCATGTTACCGACATGGCGCAGGGGCAGCGCGCAGGGCTCATAACCCTGAGGACACTCGTTCGAACCGGGTTGTCGGTATATACAAAAATCATATAAATAGTATTTGTTTATATGATTACAAAGATCAAGATATGGAACAACAAGCAAAACGCGTTGAACAAATGAAGGCAGTCCAAGCGGAAGCCCTTGAACTATTTACGCGTAAGAATGCCGATTATGGTGATGCGTTTGCGAAATATGGCGTGATCGGCGTGCTCATGCGTATCGAGGATAAACTCCAACGGTCGATGTCGATTACAAAAAACGGGGTGAATTTAGTCGCCGAGGAAGGTATTCGGGATACGTTGATCGATTTACACAATTACGCGGCGATGGCGTTGATGCTGCTGGATGAATAATAATCGAATGACGATGTAAAGAACTTAAAAATAATTCCATGTGGTTATATGTGTATGACAGCATGACCGCACTCATATTCACACTTGTTACGCTCCTTTAGCTCAGTTGGTCATAGAGCACGGATCTTATGAGTCCGGGGTCACGGGTTCGAGCCCCGTAAGGAGCATTTATCTTTGTTTTACGCGTTAAAATTAAAATACTTATTCAATAGTTATTATTATGTAATTTAATATATATAATGCTGAAACAATCGTCCCGTCAAAGTCAATCCGGCGCCAGTCGCCGACGCCCCCGTAAATCATCAGCAGCGCCACGCCGCCGCAAATCTGCGTCCGCATCTAGTGCTGCCCGTCGCACTCGCCGAGCCCGCCGCCACCTTCAAACCGGCGGATGAGGCCAGGCCCCCCCTGTTGCGAATTAATTTAATTCATTAAATGAACATGGAAACTTTATACGTATTGTTGTGACGACACATTTATAAACCGAATCTACGGTGGAATGTGATTCTGATTTGATACATTATAAGGTTCAATATCTTTCGAATATTTAGTATTGGTATATTATAAGATTGTTAGATTATAACAGTGTTATAATATCATGATAAAGAAGTCAGATCGTAATACAAAAACGAGTAAGCTGAATCATAATGCTGTTAATAAATCAAAAGCCAGTAGCACGACGATATCTAAGAAACCGAAACCGAAAAATAAACAGAAAGCCAGCAGCACGACCATATCTAAAAAAAACAAAAATAAACCGGCAAAAGACGGTTTAGATGAAAAAGGGAATCCGCTCCCGATGGACGACCCAAAAGGAGGTAGCGATCCGATATGCCCTACTGGATTTAAAATCGATTATGACTTTGACCCATTCAACGATCCGATTAATCCGCCATTTAGATGTATTCCTGATTTGAAAGAACCAGACGATGAACTTAGTAGTCTCATGAATGAAGTTTCTTCTGGTGGTGGAAGAATGACACAGACGCGAAGGCGGACACGACGTAAAAAATAAGTTATTCTTATTATTAGTGTTATTTGGTTTACTTACCTTAAAATCCAATATCATAATCATCATCCACCTTACCAAGTCGAACCTTCTTCACGTTATCCACACACGACTGTATTGCCAACTTCGGAATACCACACTTATCTGTATCCAATCCAACCGATGAATTCGCCTTGAACGCCTCGTCAATTTCCTCATTCGCGTCGGTATGACGATATTCTACAGAATCTTGTTTCATCATCTCGTCGATATTCACGAGCACCTGAAACGCACTCGTTCCATAATACCCTTCTTGACCACACATGACATTCGCTGAAATGCCGCGCATCGGGTCCAATTCAGCATGACGCGCTGCCTTCAAGAACATCTCCGGCGTTTCTTCGAATGATGCTTTTGCGATCGGTCCTATATCGTCGCTATTGATTCCGTGACGGAAGATCGAGATCATCGACGACGAGACGGTCATGCGGTCACATAATAGAGCCACGTGATGATAATTAATCGGTGAGTCATCAAATACTTCAACCAGTTCATTATAAATCGCTTGGCGAGCGGCTTCAATTCCAAATACGCGATAAACTTCTTGAATATCGTTACTTACGGTTCGTGTTGCGTCAATATAATCGAGTCCAAGCATATGAATGAGATTTGTCCCAGTAGTATCTAATACCCATGTATCTTTCTTTGTATAAACACCGTCTGACTTTACGAGCGTATTCTTGATGACACGAAGCATAACCTTCTTGATTCCTTTTACACCACGAAGCACAACATTATGTAAGAGTTGGTCTTGGAATGACTTAATCATATAAATATGATCCGACTGATCCAGCGGATTTTGTTTGTGTCCCGCACTACCACCACCCGACTTTTTGGTCTGCGCGATGTTCTCCATTCGCAGTCGAAACACCAAGTTGTCATCGTTATAGTCCGAAAATGCGCAGCTTACTTCATAACCGTAACTATTCTTAATCGCAAAGTGAATATCGTCCATCGTAAGCTTCTTGTCCAACATCGCTTCCGGGTCAATCTTAATACGGATAATCCATTTTGATTTCGATGACGCCGACGACCCTCCACCAGCCGCCGCCGCCGCCGCGCTACCACCACCAGACGGAACTTGAGGAACACCCGACGTTGCCACAATCTCAGAGTCACGCACACATTCTTCAATCAACTTTTCAAACTCTTGATATTGTGTCATCACCGCACGGTCTTGTTCGACGAGAGTATTCAAATCATCTGGATCAAAGCATACCTCGATACTGTCAACTACTTCAGCCAATTTGGTATGTTCGATCAACGGAATAAACTCTTGAACACGTTCTGGTGTTGATCCATCATCTTCCTTGAAATATACGGTAATCGACGGATTCTTCGGATTCTCAGAGAGTGACAAGATTTCCTCGATACGCGGCACACCACGCGTCGCATTCGATTTTGACGCAACACCAGCAGAATGAAATGTGTTTAGCGTAAGCTGTGTTGTAGGCTCACCAATACTCTGGGCAGAGACCATACCTACCATCTCGCCTGGAGCAACAATCGATCGTTTATATTGAAGATTAATCACGCTGATAAGTATCGAAAGAGCACTTCGATTGAAGCGTTTTACCAATAATAACTCCTTTGGCGACAGATAGTAATAATACATGACCTTGAAGAGAAGTGTGGGTGGAGCATAATATAAATTCTCGAGCTGGCGATATCCTGCTGAAATCATATCCATCGCTTCCAACGGCGTGAGATCGACCATCGAATTCTGATTAATCTGTTGCTGTGCTTGGACATTATTAATAATATGTGTAAATGAAACAGGCATCTGAACATTCTTATTATCGGTCCTGTTGAAAACGCGCTCGATGATGAGATCACGCATCTCAATCATATTGTCGATCATTTCACGGATTTTCTTCATGGTTGCCGCCTTCTCCTTCTTCATCTTCGCATAAGCTGTCTTCGTGAATGCGGTTGCTGCGCTTTCTTGCGTATCGCTAGAATTATCAAGTGGAATATGGAAATGCGCGTAGATTTCATCGAGACTCATCGCAACGAGTGGGAGGGACTGGTTTTCCACTTTGATCGTGTCGATACCATCATCGCCGTAGGAAAACTGGACAATACGCTGCTTGCCGTTGCGAACAGTCATGTCGTATTCGACTTTGAGATCTTCCATACCTTTGATGAGACGACGCTGGATATATCCAGTGGTGCTAGTATCACGAACTTGAAGACCATTCGCTAGACCGAAGTTGAGTGTCTTGGGAATAGTCAAGTCATACATCTTCGGATGAAGAGCCGGATCAACTATCGTCATTTCTACGATTTCGTCTAGGATTACGTCGTTGAGGGTGCGAGGTTCGTCGTCATCGATGTCGGCCACCGCACCATTTACCGAAAAACCAAGTAATGACGCTAGTTTTTTATAACTTGAACCGCGAATGATTATACATGTGGATGCGGATTGATGAATTTCGGCGTGAATATTCAAACGAGAACACAGAAACGCGATGTCTTCTGCCAAGCGAACATTACTGAATTTCAGTTCAATTCCAGCACTTGTCATGTTAATGCGTGATGAAACATATGAAGAACTAAGAAGTCCTCTTATGTAATCCTTTCCTGCAATATACGCTTCATCTGGAATTTGAGTATCGATTGCTTCACCAACAAGCTTGCCGCGCATAAATTCTGTATCCTGTTCAACTCCATACGCCGCAGTCTGATAATCGCACACATTCTTCGCAACTGGAACAAAGTCACCTACCTTGATTTCCTCTGTGTATTTCTCGCGAAACTGTTGAAGCTCTTCATTCCAAACAAGGAGCGACTTGTTAGCAGTAACTGTAACATAACGCCCCGCCTTTGTCTTGATTTTGAATAACTTCTCGCCAGGATCATGACGCGTGACGGCGGTGATGGTCTCCCACGATACATTTCCGTCATAATCCATCGTCACGATTTTAATCGGGTGTGACAACTCCAAGTATTCCATATTCTGCTCGGTCATATATTGAATCTTATTATCGCTACCGCTTGTCGTCTTATGGTTATCCAAGTGTGCGTCGATCCACTCGCCAATCTTCACGTATTTGGGTACTTCATTTTCGACGACAATAATAGGTGTTTCCCATGTAACTGACTTAACTGCCGTATCAATCAGACCAATTCGACCACCCATCGCATGAAAGAACAACTCTTCCGGCGACAATCCTGAAATAAACGAACTCTCGATGAATCCACGCGCCAGAGGTCCGTCATCAAACTTATTGAAATGCGGCAACGTCCTGCTGTCAAAACCATATGAAATACGCTTGCCTTCAATCGCTTGTTGTCCAAGACATGAAATCATCTGCGATATATTCAGATCGCTTCCTTTCGATCCTGAAAGCACCAACCCGACAAAACGGTTCGCCGCATTAAGACTATTGATTCCGATTTTACCTGCGTCGTTCGTAGCAGTATTCAAGATATTCGAGACCTTCGCTTCAAATTCCGCTTCATTCGACTTACCTGTCTTGTTCTCAAAGATTCCCAGATGAACTTGGTCGATCAAATTCTTCACCTCCGTCTTCTTCTTTGTGATGACATCCGCGATCTGGGTGTTGGTCGCTTTATTCGCAATCAAATCGCTAATACCAACGCTATATGCGTGCGACTTCATATATTCCGTGATAATATTCTGAAGACCGTCGATGAAATCAGCCGCGGCCATATTTCCGAAATCGTTACACACGCGCTGAATCAAACCCACGCCGCCGCCACCAAGGACGCTCTTGTCGATTTGACCGCGCATCATCCGACCATTTCTGATTTCAACCACATTATTCGAGGTCGCATAGTCTTCCTTCGGATTCTTCTCACCGAACTGGCGTTTCTTGTATTTCAAGGTAAGTGGCGGCAAAATCTGCGACAGCACGTCGAAATTGCTGATATCTTCGCCGCTCTTGAATGCGGTTTCATTCACGCGAGGGTAGGCCGCAAGCAGGTTCATCGCCTCTCTCGGTGTAAATTTAATATTTTCCCGCGTGAATAAGTAGGACCCGATCAACGAGTCTTGGAAGACACCGATAATCGAGTTATTGTTAGCCGGACTGATGAGTTGGTAGGGAACTGCGGCCAAGTGGCGCAACTCGATCTCGGACTCATCGTCTTGTGGCATGTGAAGGTTCATTTCATCTCCCGATGAATATCCTCAAGGTTTCCCAAGAGGCTGGACTGTATCATAGACGCGCTCAGAATGGCTAGTTCTTCATAGCACACCAACACCGGTTCAGTCTCTGAGTGCCCTCCATAGTCTGCCATGCGACCGTAGGAAGTAACACTGCTGATTGCCCAATCCTTTACATTATTACCTTTGGGTTCGTCAATTAAACGAGTTCCTCGCGAATGTTTCCATCCGAGAGTGGTAGTAAAGGCTCTAAGGGGTTTCCAGCAACAAGGTGTTTCGCCAAAAGTTGTTTTTTTAAGCTATATATGAATTCAACGGCCATATTCTTACTTTCTTCTAAAGTTATATGAACCCCGCCAAAATCAGTTTTTATTTTATTAATATACACATACCAACCATACTGAATGTTATACCGTTTCAAAGGTTTTATCATATCATCTAGATTCTCTTTGAATGAAGACAATTGAATATCTTTAAAACGGACATATTTTGTATCTCTGTAATGATTAATCAACCCATCGGACACTCTTTTTCTACTTTCTTCTGAATGTGTAAAATCGGATTGTCCTCCAATTTTTAGGTTGTATCCATACGGAAATATACTATTGTTTGAAATTATGTGATACTTCTCTCTTTCGTTGGCATTTTCAAGATCGCAATATTCTAAAATAACTACCGTAAAATCGTCCTTACCGTATTTACGAATAGCATTATTCAAATAATGCGATTGATGTTTTTTGTTTGAAAATGCTTCGGATATATGAGTTTTAAACCGCCCAACATGACCGTATGGTCGATATTTGTTATGGTTCAATATGTGAGATATTGCTTGGCCTACATAAACTTTATTTGTGGTTTTGTTTTGTATCTTGTAAATCTCACAATATCTTTTTGATGAATCACATAAAATTTCATTTGATAAATGTATGTTTGGATTATGGCACGTCATTATTAATATAATATATATAACTAACTTTAACAACTTTTGACTAGGAGGTAACACGCTTTTCACGCCTCCTGTTTCCGACAGAGATGTTTATCGAAATCCGCATTATAAGGTTTCGTACAACCCACATTCATACGAAACGTATCACCCTGATACATCACCCGCGCAATATGACACATCATGCTCATCCTATGAAGTGTAGGCTGACGATTGAACAAGATCGCATCACCATCCATCATGTGTCGATGAACGATGTCGCCGTTGTTCAGCATAATGTTTGCGCGGTCGGCATAACGAAGCGAAATGGATTCGCCGGTCTTCCGCTCCAAAATCTTCGCACCAGGATACTCGTCTGGACCCGCGCGAACCAAGCGAAGCAAGAATTTCTTATTCCGGTCATTTACGACAACCGGTTTCGTGATATTCTTCGCAATTTTCAACGGGACACCGAGTTCGCGAATCGACAAGTTCGGATCGGGTGTGATCACAGACCGCGCCGAAAAATCTACACGTTTTCCCATCAAATTTCCACGAACACGACCGGTCTTGCCATTCAAGCGTTCTTGAATCGATTTCAGAGGGCGACCTGACCGCTGCGCAACCGGAGCACAACCCGGTATATTATTATTCACTTGTGTGGCGACATAATACTGGAGCATCATATGCCAACCATCGATCACGTTCGCCGGAGCATTCTCGTTAATTTTGTCTTGGAGTGTCGTATTCGCCTTGATAATATTCACGATGATATGTGTAATGTCGTCCTCACTCCTCTGAGACCCGTCCATCTTCACAGACGGACGAACTGCCGGTGGTGGAATCGCGAGAACCTGACACACCATCCAGTCGGGACGCGAAAACACAGGACTAAATCCCATAAACTCGATGTCCTCATCGCTTATTCTACGAAAGATTTTAATCACGATTTCCGGTGTGAGTTTCATGGAAAGCGAACCATCTTTATCCGATTCTGCTGCGCTCCCAGCAATACTCGTCTGTGTCGTCTCTTCTAAAATTCCCTTTACGTTGTCCCATTCCGCATATATTTTACCTAAGCCAGTCTTCATCGTAATACGAGTGGGTTGAAGGCACCCGCAACCAGTCTCTGTATCCTCGCCGCATCTCTTGATCTTGCTCGCAATACGAAACACTTGAGACCACCTTTCATCTGCTGGCAAAGAGAGAAACTGCTTGTTTGTGCTTTTGCTCATTCGAAGGGCACTGCATTTGATACATATGCAACGTAATATCTTGACAATCGTTCCTAGATATTGATAATAAAACACCGGACGCGCAAGTTTAATATGTCCAAAGTAACCGGGACATTTCATATAGTCCAATCCATCGGTAGGACAAATAACACCAGGGTCGATCGGTCCCATTCTCGGATCAAATAAACCACCAATAACCGGCTTATTATTCACATACGTTTCACGATTGGTAATCTCAGCGACAGAACCCTTCAATATTTCCTCCGGCGACATAATACTAAATTGAATACCGATGATTTTCGAAACAGGAATAGTTGTAGTTGATGATGCCATTTTTTGAAACCGTTGGTGTTTGGTCTTCTTATATACCTACTATAATATTTAGATTGTTTTCAATTTTGTCGAACATCGATTTTTTCGAATGATAAATACCATATGGTGAGATACAAAAAATTGAAATCGTTTTTGGATGTATCTTGAATATCAAGCGATCGAAAATCACACGAACGAATGTCACCATTTACAATCAAGAAGAACAGGCGTAATAATATCTTCCGTATTATTGGAGGCGGCGTCGCCAAGCCCACCTACAAGAAACACCGCGATGATGATGATAAAAAAGGATTCCCTGAATCTGATGACGATAACACAGGTTCGACAACCGGGTCCGAATCTGACGGAGGAGAATCTTCGTCGTCATCGGTTTCATCTGTTTCCATCCAGCAGCAGCAAAGTGGACGACGCATTACACGCAAAAACGGAAAACTCGATACAAAAAAAACGAAAACCAACGCTGCGAATATGGTGGTTGGAAAAATCGCGGAGGCTCTTGCGTCATCGGTGATTGCTGCTGCGATTGTTGGTAAAAAAGACAAAAAGAGCGGCAGCAGTAAGAGCGGCAAATCCAAATCCAAGCGGCACCACCATCATCACCGTGACGAAGAACACGAAGATGAAAATGATGTGAGTGATGAAGATAGAGACGACGAATACAACGATCGCAGCGATGACGACGACGACGACGATTACGAGGAAGAAGATGACGACGACAGCGACAACAGCAGCGATGACGACGATTACGAGGAAGAAGATGACGACGACGACAGTGACAACAGCAGCGACAACGACGACAGCGATGACGACGACGACGACAGCGACTACGACGACTACGACGACGATGATAGCGACAACAGCAGCGAAGCCGAAATCGCACGTCATAAGAAGCATCAGAAGGAGATGGAACAAAGATGTGAGAAGAACCAAAAGAAGCTCGCCGACATAAAAGAAACGATTCAATCGCTCACAACCACGATGTCCGGCAACACATCACTCGCCAACAACAAATTCATGAAGAAGCAACTTGAAGAAATGAAACAAAAGCAGCGCGACATCGAACGCCAGCTTCGAACCGATGAAAAGAAGCGAGACAAGTTGAATGTCAAGGAGTTCAAAACACTTCTCAGAAAGAAGAATTCCACAAATGATCTTCGCTATTTCCGCCGCCACATGACACCAGAACAGCAGCAGAAGGTTATCACTGATTTAAAACAAATCCACGCGGTAAGTATCATTCAGAAACCTTACCGCTTATCCCTTTTAGAAACAGACATTCCGACCGCATTCAAGGCTATCGCCATGAGAAAAATCAATTCACTTCGACACATGGAGCCAGGTTGCGGTGAGTATTACAAGGTGAAGAACTGGGTAGATACCTTCATGAAGATTCCATTTGGCCGCACAAAGAACCTTCCGCTAACGATCGAAGATGGTATTCAGCGTTGTAGCGAGTTCATGGAGGCGTCGAAGATTACACTCGACAGCGCCGTCTATGGTCTCAATGACGCAAAGCTTCAGATTATGCAGATGGTCGGTCAGTGGATATCCAATCCGTCCGCGATGGGCAGCGCGATCGCGATCAAGGGTCCGATGGGGACCGGAAAGACGTCCCTCGTGAAAGAGGGTATCAGCAAAATCCTCGGCCGAGACTTCGCATTTATCGCGCTTGGTGGAGCAACCGATAGCAGTTTCCTGGAAGGTCACTCCTACACCTACGAAGGGAGCACATGGGGCAAGATCGTCGAAATCATCATTCAGTGCGGTTCCATGAACCCCGTCATCTACTTCGACGAACTTGACAAGATCAGCGAGACTGCCAAAGGTGAAGAGATCGTCGGTATCTTGACCCACCTTACTGACACGAGTCAGAATTCACAATTCCACGACCGATACTTTGCCGAGATCGACTTTGACTTGAGTAAGTGTCTCTTCATCTTCAGCTACAACGATGAGAGCAAGGTCAATCCGATTTTGCTAGACAGAATGTATAGAATTAACACGACTGGCTACAACAAGAAGGACAAAACACAGATCGCACAAAAGTATCTGATCCCCAAGATTTGCACACAAGTTGGTTTTCGCGAAGGCGAAATCGTAATTTCGGATCCCGTAATTGAATATATGGTGGAAAATTATACGGAAGGCGAGCAAGGTGTTCGCAATCTAAAGCGGTGCTTGGAAGTCGTCCATCGCAAATTGAATTTGTATCGTCTGATCAAGCCGGATACACCCCTTTTCGAGAATGAGATGTCGTTGAAGGTGACGTTCCCGTTCTCTGTTACAAACGATGTTATCGATAAATTGGTGAAGCAAGTCAACGATGAAAAGCGTGTGAATTTGAGTTTATATTTGTAATTCATAGGTGGTGGATTGCGTGTGTGTATATTTTGTATAAAATCAATCTTGTGTCTATGTAAAAGTAAATAAAGATTTTTTTATGAGACCATACATATCCGCCGCCATGTCATCAACACCAATTCATGTATTCTTCAACAAGTTCTGGCCTGGATTTACGGAAAAAACCGATATTATGGACTGTACATTTTTCGTTCAACTACTAGAAAAAACTTATCAAGCACCAATTCACGTTGCCAATAGTCCTGATAATGCGACCATATTGGTTGAATCGATATTCGGGAATTATTCATATCTCAATTACAAAAAATGGCGCGCAACAATTTTATATACAGGTGAGTCCGACTATGCGACTACGCAAAACGTTGACAAATATGATTGTGTATTAGGATTCGAAGACACCCACGCAAATTTCGTCAAATGTCCACTCTTTGTTATCTTTCTTGTTACAAACATACACATCATGAAAGATATTGAAAACATCGAGAGACCAATACCAGATGAAATCCCGCCGAATCATGCTTCGATTATTTTATCAAACGCATACCACGGAAAAGAGCGTTTAGAATTCTATAATACTGTAAAAAAGGAGATCCCGGTATTCTCCGGAGGAAAACATGAGAATAATGTTGGATATGTGGTTCCTGGTAGTTACAACTCAAACGATATGACATCTTTTTACAGAAGAGGTAAGTTCGCGATTACGATGGAAAACGCCGACAAACCGTATTATGTTACAGAGAAGCTTGTAAACGGAATACGTGCTGGTGTTATTCCTATATATTGGGGGTCTTCTCGTGTTACTGAATTCTTTAACCCTCGGCGATTTCTTCATCTGTGTCCAAATCCGACTAAAGATGATATGAACCGTATGATAAATACCATGAAACATATGACCGACCAACAATTTTTAGATATCGTCAAAGAACCAGTTTTGGTTCGGCCAATTGGAGAGATTTGTGACGAAATACTTGCGTCTGTAAAAAAAATACTTACCTGAAGCTTACCTTTTCTTTCTTTGCGCGGTGTGGGTGGGGGTGTGGTCGGTCGGTCGGTCGGTCGAGCACATTCGCGCGTGTCTCTCAGTTACTTACGCCTCACATGTTGCTACAACGATGCCTGTTCTGAATCGGCGAAGAATCTTTTCGACCTCACAAATTATTTCCGGTGTGTAGATTGCCTGAGCGAGGTCTTGATCGTAGTCGTAGACGTGAACGATATGATTCGGATCGATGCTGTCGCCGTGGTAGACACAAATGCGGATGTTGTGTTCGGTCGTTGCGGCGGCGTTCGGATTGAATATTGCGTCATCTGGGTTCACGCACTCAACTTCGATGTGGTAGTAGCCATCGTCCATCGCGTCTTTTTGGGTTTGATGCCACCACGCAGAAGCACAATAGAGCAGCACCGAGTAATCGAAGCACTTCGCGATGAATGCGCGGCATTTTTCAGCGTGATGAATTATTTCGCCGACGTTGTCTTCCGCGCTTCTTTTCACGTCGACGATGTGACGCCTAACTGCTTTCACGATGAAATTGACCTGTTGAAGTAGATTGCGAGAGATTGTGCGATGGTTTTGTTTCGTTGTTTCGATTTGGGCTTTGAGTGCTTTCACGATGACGCTGTCGTCTGCTTCGATAAGGATGCCGTCGTCGTCGTGGTCGTGGTCGTGGTCGTGGTCGTCCATACTCAACGTCGTCATGACGAAATCGAATGCGGGTGAAGGAACTCTCCTCTGTTCTTCTTGTCTTTCCGTTTCTTTGACGAGCTTGATGATCTCTTGGATTTTGCGAATCGCTGTTTTTTTTTGTTGTTTGTTCGTGATCAGCATCTTGCGAAGACGTTCAAGTTGGTCGACCACTTCGTTAAATGTCTCTTCTTTCTGGAGGAATGTGCTGAATTGTGGCAGTCCGGTGAGTCTGTAAATAAAGCTCTTGTGGGCATTCTGGCACAATTCCGCACAGAAGTTCCACGAACTGTTGTTTAGAAAGATTGGAAGTGTCACCGTGGTGATGGGCTGTTGAAGGTCCCTGAAATATTCCTCGCGAATTTGTTGAATAAGTCCGGTTTGTTCATTGATATATTGCTGGAGTTCCTTGGCTCCGGTAATATTGCTGATAGTTCTGGTTCTGATATCGGTAGTAGTGGTCATTTCGTTCGTTCGTGTCTGGCTGTCTGGCGGCTACTACTAGATAGATATACGAAAAAGCATTTCAATTTTTTTCAGATTGTTCTAAAAATGTACAATCTGAAAGTTATTTACAAAAATTTACACACCTGAATCGGATGTTCGGTTGCCTCCACGAGTATTCAAATAAGTAATTTGTTCGGGTGTCATACATACGCAACCTGTGCTAGATGAATATGGCGCAGGACAGCATTCTGGTTTGAATTTATTCTTCGCAAATATAACCATCTCACCATTCTTAAGAGGTTCATCGGCAGAATACGCGCTTCCGGTATTGTTAATGATACCGTAACCGAATTCAGAGGCATAATTGTTCGCTTTTGTGACCCACATGCCGGCCACATCTCCGTTTTGAACTTCATTCACACTAGATCCCATAAGAGCGAGACCTTCTTTGCTAGGACCCGCACCCTTTACAGGAATCACTTCTTCACGGGGAGCGGGTCCCATGCCTTCAGTGATTCTGGACATAACACCCATACCGGTATTAAATAAGTCTGGGATAAATCCTTCTTTATTTCCGGTCATTCCATCCTTTTTCGCTTGTTCAACAGTGGCAGCAGTCGCAGCAATAATATCCGGGACACGCTGCTTCTTCTTAATGATTTCTTGTGCGTCGTTTGATGCCACCTGGACCGATGTATCAGAACCCGGTTTTCCAGGATCACTGTTCTGGACGCCTTCAACAATAGAACCGCCGCGTCTCATTAGGTAGTCAAACACAGGATACCGGCAACAACTACACATCAAATTTGCCCCAATAAAAAGAGCAACAATAACGAGTAATACCAATTTGTAGTTCATTTTATGAATAATATACAATTATAATAAATAAATAGATTATATTCTTCCTAAACTATTCAATCATCGGGTGATGGCATCCGGCTAGTTCTCTGACGTGTGATTTGTCGCGAAACAATACCTAACAAAATAAGTGGAATCGCGATCGTCAAAAAAACCGCGATTGCCGCTATAGCAAGGATCCACCCAACAAATGGAACATACCAAAGCACAATAATCACAATAATCATAATGATCAATATGATGATTACCAACTCATATATAGAGCCAATCAACGAATAAAATGACCATAAGGCCCCCACGAATGTTAATAAAAATGTCGCAAGAATACCTTTAATTTTCTCGAAAAAATCCACCATTTTGATGAGCATATTTTGAAGCGGAATAAGCACGTTTTGAATGCGGTTAAACACGGCTAAAAATATATTTTTGAGCGTGTCTCTCATACGGTTGAATAACAAACGAAATCTCTCGATCACCTGTAAAATATTTCTGAATATTCCCATGACGACGTTGAATATCGCGTAGACCATACTCATCGGGCGATCAAATACACCTTTTGTCGTATTCGCACTACACTCCATAAAATTCTGTTTCGTATAATCCATCGGGCTTACTCCTTCTGGTGCGTTAATCCATCCAGCAAATGGCATAACATCTGGGCGGCAACGATATTCCGGCCAGTCACGCTTTACATCGAGTAATTTATTTTGTATTTGAAAATATGTCACAGCTGACATGAAAATAAAAATAACGACACATACCTTAATAATATCAATACCATAACGTCCAGAAAATGTTTTATCCCCGTATAAATAATTGAGACGGTCGATGATGGGCTGTTTCTTTAATCTTTCAAGCTTTTCGTCTAACTCAGAATCTCCTTGTTTCGCATAATCTTGTAATGACGATAAGATTGAATCACGCGCTGTGGTTTTAACTTTACTTAATACCTTATCACTTACGACTCGTGATACGATTCCTAAATCGATTAGATAACTATTTAATTTATTGAATATGGTAGTTACGACATATTCTGCCATCACTTTATCGTATATACAGATATATTTTAGATATATTTGTATATTACGGACTTTGTTCGTATATTACGGACTTTGTTCGTATATTACGGACTTCGTTTGTATATTACGGACTTATGACAAAAACGAGAGATTACGGTTCAACTGATTCGGCATCCCATGACCAAACATTACCATATAAATAAGAACTATCGCCGCAATCACAATCGAACGATCTTCTGCGACAAGAGCCGATTGATTCAAGACAAATCGCATCACCATATAAATAACCGCGCCAATCATGGCAGCGTGAACCAACATTATGGAACCTCGTTCGTAAGCCATTGTATGTATTTGTTATATAATGTTACTAGAATATAATTTATCTGGATATGGATTATGATCGCCCGAGAGAACGAACCATCTGTCCAAAAATACCACCCCACAAACTCTTCATTACCATTAGCGCGCTCGACATCACAAACATTAGGGTCGCAAAAATACCCGCCAATTTATTTACTAAATCTCTCATCGCAATAATAATACGTTGAAACCCGATTAAAATATTGGAGAATATGCCAAAGATGTTTTTCACAACAAAAAGGATTTTATCACGAAGTTTTCCGATGAATCCGCGAATATTTTCCGTGTCTTTTACGATTTTTGTGGCGACACTTCCTACCAGCGAAATCACATGGTTCAACGGCATCATAAGATAATCCATATAACTGCTTTGGGTGGTTTGAATACATTGCATGAAGTTATCACCGACATCATGGCCGAATAATTTGGCAAACGGCATTACACTCGGACTACACCGATAAAGCGGCCAATTGTCTTTCACTTTTTTCATACCGATCGCTAAAATATTCGAAAGGTATAGACCTAAAAATATAACAATAATTACGATTGAAAAAATGATATCTGTGGATTTCATTTAATGTGAATTCGAAATAAGTGACGAGATATAACACGTCTTCAGTTATATTACACGCATATAATATCTACGGTTACCCGCCGCCTCC